ATTGTACTAGCTGTTCAACAACAAGTATTCTGTATAGCTGTTGTATGATGTCAGCAGCCATAGATCTGAAGGCATCTTTAGCTGATGTAGTTCCATCTACTAGCTGCATGAAGAAGTTACCAAAGGCACCAGAGACACTATCAGCTATAGCTACTTGTTGCTTCTGTACGTCAGTTAGTTCTCTGGTGAGGTCTATCTCTTTTTGCAGTGCTTTATTCTTAGCATTAGTATGTTTTACAGGGTCTTTTGGTGCAGCCATCCTTGATTCAATGTAAGCTTGCATATTAAGATACATCTGATACTCTTGATCAGTCATTTTAAGAACCGCTTGACTAACTTTAGATCTAACAGCAGCAGCGTCAAGGACATTTTTGACCCTTATCTTCTGCATTTGTTCTTCAAGTTCCTGCTCTTCTTTGTAGTAAGCAGTTATACTGTCCTTGGCTAACTTTAATTTATCAGCTTCAGCTTTTGCCCTAGCTTTATTCTCCTCAAGTAAAGCATTAACTCTAGATTGAGCTATCTCTTCATGCATCTGCTGTTCAGCTTTAAAGAAGTCAGTGATTCTCTTCTCTCTTTGTTTAGCTACAACATCTTGTTGATAAAGTAGAGTCTCTTCTTCTTTTAGGGCAGCTAGGTACTCTTCTTTTTCAGCCTGTTGCTCTTTTAATGAGACAAGTATCTTTTCATACTTCTTTAAAATGGGTTTTAATCTGTCGTCAATATCTTCTTCTGGTTGTTTTAGTTTTCTACCAGATTCCCTTATCTTTGCAATCTTTTCCAACTGTGCAGTAGCTTTAGCTGTTGTCTGAGCTATACTCTCATTATAGCCCTTTAGTATTTCATCTTCACCCTTTAACTTAGCTATTCTTGCTTTTATGTCCTCTAAGGCTTCAGAAGCCTTCTTCTGGAAGTCCTCTACTTCTTTACCCGCCCGAATAAATGGGGCAATAAGACCTGTACCAATAGCTAAAGCGGCACCAGCGATAGCTCCGTAAGGGCCAAAGAACCCTAGTAACTGGGAACCTTGTTGCCCTAGAGCTACGGCAGCATTTGTACCTGACTGTATCTGCACTGCAAGGTCACCGATTTGATAACCAGCTTGTTGTGCAAGGACTTCCATCCTTCTCATGCCTTTGCCAGACACAGAAGTAAATCTTAATTGCTCATCAGTAGCCTCTTGTATAGATCTTGAGTACTTCATTACAGCACTCTGAGCCTGTCTGGTATTACCTGTGACCTTACCAAGCTCTTGATACATTTGAGCTAGGCCACGATTGTATGCTTTATTACTGATATTTCCTTTACGAAGTTCCAACTGCATCTGAGCAATTTTCTTCTTCATATTATCAAACATCCGTATTCCTCTAGAGACATCACCTGTCTCTACGTTTATACCAATGTTAATATCAGAAAGATCAGCCATTCATCGTACCCATAAAGACTACATCAACACGTTTTATTGCTTCTATCTCCCAAGAAGACAATGGTGTATCTGTAAGCTCCTTCCATGTTTTTATTTCTTGATAACTTATCGGGTTTGGTCCTGAGAAACCCATCGTTCTACTTGCGTTTAATACAATAAAGGCAGACCAAACATGAGACATAAGCAATGGGAAGTCGGGGCCATCTAATGCTTTTGGTCTGTGTCCAGTCTGCCTTTCTACTTGTTCTAAGTGTTCACGTTCTGATGTGCCTGACTTATCTGGTCTACTTATAGAGAACTCATGCTCTGCGTAGTCAACCAGTTCTTCAATCAGGCCTTCGTAAAATCCAGAGAGTTAGCTACTGCTTCCTCAATCTGATCTCTTATCCAGAATACTTCAGCGTAAATCTCTTTGGCCTTAGCGATAGAGAACTTAGGTTTAGAGCCACCATAAGTAATCTTCCAGCCTTTAGTAGTTTTAGCAAGTAAGTCTAAAGTAGCGTCCTCTAGGTCTTCTGCTGTAATCTCTACCTTCTTCTTATTCTGTGCTTGCTTCAGACGTTTGTTGGTCTGTTCATGTACAGCAGCCTTATACTCTTTGGAATGTGGTGCATATACAGTGATAACCATTGGTGTATCGTCATCATTATTCAAGACATCAAAGTTAGTAGGGTGTACAATAGTGACATCTACAGTGTCGCTAGTCGGGGTTAAATTCTTTAAGTCCATGTCGAGTTTCCTTATCGGGTTAAAAAGTTGTCGGGTTAGTAATTTGTAGTAGCACCGCTACGCAGTGAAACTAAAGGGGAAGCATCAGACCCGACACCAATGCCTCCCCACCCTAGCTAGGGAACCTATGCAGAGCGAGTAATCTTTAGATTAGTGTCTTCACCACCATCCGTATCATCGTATAAAGATACAAAGGACAGAGAGATAATACGGCTGGTTGGTCCGTCTACACCTACATCTGCGCTATTGATCTTACAACGTGGAAAATTAAAGTTCATAGTGTTCGTACCATCGCCCACAGTTACTTCAAGCTCAGTTTCAGTCTCATTCAAGAAACGATTAATTAAAGCTGCATTCTCAAAGTAAGCTGAGATAGTACCTTCAACTTCTGCACGACCAACCTCTAACTGTGGCGCACTATCACTTCCCACAACAAAAGTAGGGGCGAAAGAATTAGTGAGGGTAAAGTCTAAACCTGTTATGATAGCAACAGAAGATGCACCACCCACATTACCTATACCAATACTACCTGAGTAAGCATCGAATGGAGCAGCACCTGATGCTGGATCTTGTGTTTTCTCCTCACTTGTTGCTGGGAGTGTCATATCTTTACCAACCATACCGTAGGTGGCTGTTATCATCTGATTAGGGGCCACAGATACTCCAAGAGTAGAGACTGTCATACCTGTGAAAAGACGAGATTGATCTACACCTGTTGTAGCTGCATAGTCTTCGATAGAGAAGAACTTAGGTGTTGTACCAACCTTAAGGACGTTACTTGACCAAGTATTAAGCATGGCTGATTCTAGGAATGCATCATAGTCAGCATCACGTAAGTCAGCTACAATGTCACCCCCAGCTTGACGGTTACCATGACGGTCAACACGGGGCATACGATCAGGTTGAATGTCAGTGCCAGCTACACGATCTTTAGTTAGATTCAAAGAGTGTGTGCTGAAGGGTAAGTTTGTGAAGTTACCAGCAGGAGTCGTGCCAAATGTGCTTTCCACAATGTACGATAAGCTGGATTCAGAACCTTGTGCGAAGGCCATAATGTATTCTCCTAATTATTATAGACGTACCATCCGATATTAATCGGAACGTAGTACCAAGGCGCATCTAAGAAACCTTGCTGTCTTTCAGCGTAGTCAATAGATACAGTTATTGTTTCATCCCCAGAGTAGGAGATTTTAGTGGTTGCTGGGGTGTAGGCAGTTACAACAAACACACCATCGTATCTCTGTTGTGGGTTTAAACCTCTTACAGCGGGTCTGCGGAGTGTCGGGAGGAAATTAGTCTGTAGGTAGCTTGTACCTGTCGTTGGACTAAATGAAACATTCTCATAAGCTATACCCGCAGGTAAATTAGAGGTGTTAGCTAACTTGTTCTCAAGTGCTGCCCGTATGTCATTATAGATACTAGCCATGAATGTTTCTCACTTGAGTATAAACGTAGTAACCTTGTCTCTTCCAGTTAGGCCCACCATACTCTACTGCCTGAGAGTGAGGACTATCATTACGAAGAGTTATTCTTGATGTATCAGATAAGTCTAAAGCATTAATGTCTTGAACTAGATTGTCAAAGCCCTCTTGTCTCTTAGCTTGAGTATTTTGGCCCTTAAGCTTATTACGAGAGGATTTACCACGGCCCCTAGAGCTTGTATTAGTTTTGAAAGAGTGTGAGGTAACATAAGCACCAGTATCTACAGGAGACAAGCTAACAGCAGTTTGTGCTATAGCAAGTAGCTTATTACGAACAAGATCTTCAGCTTTCTGCTCAACTAATCTCATCTTCTGTTTAAGAGAGGGATTAACCTTAAGTGTTGCTTGTACAGCCATTACTCTCTCACATCACACAAGAAACAAATCTTGACCCCATTAGAAAATATAGTAACAACAGAAATAACATTAACTGTGTCACCGTTACCAATAATCTGATCTTCGTCATCGGGTTCTACTG